GTTTTTTATATTTTTTTCTTGCCATAGTTATATACCTATTTTACTTGACTTCAAAGAGTTTGTCAAGCTTTTCTCCGATTTTATCTATTCTATCCATGAGGATTCCCATGTCATCTTTTAATTCATTTTTGGTTACATACTCTCTAGCAATCTCTTCACGAGTCTTGTTTAAGAGAATGTCTAATCTTTTGTTTTCTGCTGTGTTACTTTTGATGCTATAAAGCACCGGAGCCAACACCAAAGTTATAAAGATGTTCCAAAATAAATAAGGTGTTAGTTCCATAGTGTTATCCTATTGTTTTAGTAACGGATGTTGGTGTGATAAGTAATGCGATTTGTGCATCTAATCCAGACTTTAAAGCTGTTACAGCTTCTTCACCCATAGCAGTTTCTACCCAAGCTTGTACGTCAGAGCTTGTTAAGTCTGCAAAGCTTGTAAAGCTTGAAATGTCTGCTGTGTCTAAGGCTTGTGTGCCATAGCTAGAAGCAGTCCAGTTGTTGCCATCAGCATCCTGATTAGCGTCATCTTCTGCGTTTAATCTCCAATGCACGTTATAAACAACGTCTGCATTACCATCTAATGTTGGGTAAGTATCAACTGTTGACACGTTCCAAGTATATCCAATTGCCATATTATTCTCCTTTAAGTAAGTTAATTTCAGATTGTAAGGCTTCAATCTGTGCTTGTTGTTCTTTCATTCCTGCAACTAAATGAACTACTAATTTACTGTAATCCATTTGATACATTTCTTCTTCAGAACCTGATACAGCGTTAGGCACTATGTCTAATACTTCTTGAGCTATAAGACCTTCGTCAGCTTTACCATCTGCTTTCCAGTTATATGAAACTGGGTTGAGTTTGTTAATAACTTCTAAACCTCTTGCAGAGCCTGTAACGTCTTTTAATCTTGCATCTGAAGATGTGTTGTAGGTTGTTGCAGATGTTGTTACAGAAACAGAACCTACTGAAGTACCTTGTCTAAGAAAAGATACAACATCTCCATCTGATGACAACCTATTAAAATAAGCAGCTTGTGCACCATCTCTAGCAGCACCTATATAACCAAGGTTTGCAATAACATTACCAACTGTAGTGTTAAAAACTCCGGGGTCTGTCTTACCAACCAACAAGTTGCCTGAAGAATCAATACGCATATCCTCAACACCATCAGAACCAAAGAATCTATGATAGCCACCAGTTTTATATCCTGTGTAACCATAATAACTACCGCCGAGTAGTTGATATGCTGTGCTGGTACTAAAGTTTAATATACCTCTGTTTACAGAGTCAGCAGTAATAGATAAACCACCAGTATCATTAGTGCTAATCTGACCTGAAAGGTAGAGGTCTTTGAATCTTGTACCTGAAACACCTAAATCAACAGCATTATCAACAGGTGTATTTCCTGCTATATTAAATGGTCTTATAGCAGCATTACCATCATTAAACTGTAAACCGCAATTAGTTCCAACTCCTATCGTTAAATCGCCACCCTCAGTACCAATACTTCCAACTGTTGCGGCCTCTTTACAAAAAGTTGCAATAGCACCGTCTGTAGTTTTTCTGGATAAAAATAAAGGACTTCCGCTAGTGTCTGTAACCCATAACTGGCCATCCGCTCTTGCCTCAATCCCATCAGTAGTAAATGACGTAGCAGTCTTACCCACCAACACGTTGCCTGAAGCATCAATACGCATGCGTTCTGAGCCACCTGTGCTAAAACCTATATTATTTGTTGTTGGTCTAAAAAATCCTGTATCTGCATCAACACCTGGTTGAATACTTGGAGTACCAGCACTTCCATCAGGGCTGCGAATAAAACCACTACTTGTAATTATATTTCCTGCACCTTGATAATCACCATTAACATCAAGTTTAGCAGCAGGATTAATAGTTCCAATTCCAACGTTGCCTGAAGAGTCTATTCTCATGCGTTCTGTTTCTGTAGTAGAACCACTAGCAGTTGAGAAAGTAAGAGCCATTTGACCTTGTTCACCTTCTCCTATGCCACGAATTGAACCACGAACACCTGCAGCACTAGTATTTGCATCTTGACCTTCAAACTCAATAGCTCCGTATTGGTCAGTTGCAACTATAAAAGTATCATTACGTTCTAATCTTAAAACAGGTGAAGCATTACTAGATGCAGATAAGTGAAGTGTTGCGTCAGGACTAGTAGTTCCAATACCCAAACTCTCAGCACTTGCATCCCAGAATAGAGCTTGGCTAACTCCTGTATCATCGTAGAAGGAGATGTCTCCAGAGCCTCCAATCTTTAAATGTGTCTTTGCTGTTGCGGATGTGTTTGTTCTAAATTCAAAGGTAGAGCCTGTAGAGCCGTATGTGTTATCAAAAAGAAAACGAGTGTTTCCATCGGCAGCATATGAAATGATACCTTGATATGCGGGAACCTGTCCTAACTCTATAGCTCCAGACGCACTATTAGTACCTATAGCTGACCAACCGCTAAATTTGCCTTGGGTGTCAGTTGTAACAACAGAAGTAAGCCCATCCATTGTGGCTGTACCTGTTACGTCTATGCCTGTTGAGGTTGTGGCTAGTTTTGCTGAACCATCATAAAAAATAGTAACCGCACCACCATCAATAGCTGTTAAATAATCATCTTCAGTTGCATATGCTTCTAAAAGCAGATTGTTAGCTCTAATTTTTAAATCACCAGTTCCAGTATCAGTAATAACACTACTTGTACCAGTATGAAAAATCTGCAAATCATCCGAAGCACCAAAAGTAGCTTTATCATTATCGCCTAAAGCAATGCCACCATTTGCTGCGATTTCGCCTGTAACTGTAAGAGCTGATAAAGTGCCAACGCTAGTTATGTTAGGTTGTGCTGCTGTAGCAAGTGTACCTGTTAAAGATGTATTAGCTGTAAGAGTTGTGAATGTACCTGCAGCCGGTGTAGCTCCACCAATGACAGTACCATCAATAGTACCACCATCAATGTCTGGAGTATTTACATCTGGACTTGTAAGGGTTTTATTTGTTAAAGTCTGTGTGCCAGTCAATGTAGCAACTGTAGAATCTATATTAACTGTAACAGTGTTACCAGAACCTACAGTATCTAAACCAGTCCCTCCAGCGATTGTAAGGCTTTCAGAGTCAAGGTCAATACTTAAAGCACCACCTGTATCACCTTGGAAATCTAAGTCCTGTGCGGTCACCTGAGAGTCTACATAAGCTTTTACAGATTGTTGAGTTGGTAACAATGTAGCACTATCAGATACCATATTATCTTCATCAGCAAATCCTGCAATAGTTATTGTACCATCTGATAAATCTGTAAAGGTAACAGCACCAGCAGTAGTACCACCAATAGTAACACCATCAATAGTTCCACCGTTAATATCTGTTGTAGTTAGTACAGAACTTCCAAGTGTTACAACACCTGTAGTATTAGCTATAGAACCTGCAGCAGTTCCATCTTTAGCTTTTAAATTTGTAACTTCAAGATTTGTAGAATCTACTGTAGTAGCATTAGTTGTTGTAGAATTTACAGTTGTAATGTTACCTGTTGTTGAAGCTAGTGTAGTAATAGTTGTAGCAGCAATAGTACCACCTTCAACTTTATCACCACTAATCTGATTGTCTGCAAGTGTTAAAGTACCTGCAGAGACGTTTAAAGTTTTACCAGCTCCTACAGTTATATCTGAAGTTGCTATGGTAGCACCATCAATTGTACCACCGTTTATGTCTGCTGTATCAGCTACAAGGCTATCTATGTTAGCTGTACCATCTATGTAAAGGTCTTGCCATTCTTTTGTAGCACTTCCTAAGTCATATGTACCATCAGTGTTAGGAATAATATCTGAATCAATCTCAGCAGCTAAATTAATACTATCAGTATCTGCATCACCAAAAGTAAGATTACCTGAAATAGTAGCACTACCTGTAACGGTTAAATCACCACCGATACTTACATTACCGGTAGTAGTAACAGTATCTGTATATGTATCTTTAAATCTTAAACTTGTTGTACCTAAATCTATATCACTATCTGTTACGGGTATAATAGCTCCATCAGCTATATACAGTTGTTGTACAGGTGCTGAAGATACTTCAACATAAAATTCTATGTAATTATTTGTTGTGTCTATTAAGACTTTGTTGTTTGGAGAAGTTTCACCAGCATCACCAATTAAACCTATTACTGGTCCTTCGTTTGCAGTGCCATCGTGTTTGTGACCACTTGTGTTACTAAAAGCATTTAAAAGTTGGTTGTACTCATTATTAAATAACGCAGCAGTAATTGTATCTCCGTCTGCGAATGTACTTTGTCTTGTATAACCTGCCATTGTGTTTATCTCCTACCTGATGGAATGTAATCTATGTATAGTCCGTTTATTGTGTATGGTGCGTTTGTATCGTTTGTTAAGATTCTAAAGCTATTAGAATAACCACTACCCTGAAGTGCTAACCTAACTAAAGGCTGTTCAGATGCTCCAAACTTTGCAGTGCCAAATAAAGCACTACCAAATAATGATGGAGCCGGTACGCTATCTAATAAATAATCTTCTGGTTGTGGTGTTTCGTTACTATCGTAATCAAATCTAACTCTTACTGTAGGTTGAACTTCATTCTCTGGACCTATAGATAGTTTAACGTAGTGTAAAGTTTTTAAAGTTCCGAAGTCACCATAATCATAATTAGGTGTTTGATATCTTGCATCTATTGCAGCACCATCAAAATTATCACCTGAGTTATGTAAATAAACATAACCGTCTGTATCACCATGATAATATTTTTCAATACCGTTAGTATCAAATCCTGAACCTATAGCTGTAACTTCCATACCTAGCATTTCAGACCACTCAAAACCATTAGGTCTTAATGTACCTATTATACCTCTTTGTGAAGCATTTGTCAAGTCTGTATCAGTATAAAATAATCTATATTGTGATTTTTCTCTTAATACTACACTACTTATTGTATATTCATTGACATTCTGTGCTAACTCTGTTATAATAGGCTGTATTGATTTACTAACTGTACCTAACTCAACGTCACCAATTCTTGATGTACCAGCAACTGTTCTTAGTCCATCAGGTGCTAAAAATATTAAATCACCACCAATTTCTTGAATACTGTAGCCACTTAAACATCCTACGCTTTCAGCAACAGGTATTACTGCTACTGTACTTGAGTTATTAATGTTTATAAGTTTATGTATACTGTTTTCACAAAATATAAATAAATCTGTACGGAAACCTTTAATACCTACTATCTTATCTGATATAGTTACTGCACCTGCACCAGTACCACTAAAAGATGTAGGGTCATTATTAACACTATAGTAAACTGTATTTTCATTATCAGTTACACCAGCAGCTATTAAATGATGGTCATGAGCTGTAATAAACTGTACGCCTTTAGTACCTGTAACTGTTATTTCTTGTGTAAAGTATGTTCTTGT